TCTTTTCCATTTTGGACGTGAATTTATTATTATCAATTTTTTGTCCATCTGAAAGAATCGCAAAGTCTGTAATACCTAAGTCAATACCAATGGCAGAATTGGTTTTAGGTAACTCGCTAATTTCTTCTTTACATAACAAAGAAATATAGTATTTACCACTAGAATGCCGTGATATTGTAGCAGATTTAATCATCCCTTTTGGTTGTCTATGAAGCTTAATTCTTATTAATGATTTCAATTTAGGAACTTTTATGAATTTATTATCAATCAAAGCAACTGTACCATTTTGATTATTCGTTGTATAACTCTGAATAGGATTTTTCTTACTTTTGAAACGTGGAAATCCAACGGATTTATTCCGAAAAAAATTCTTGTATGCTTTATCTAAATGAAGTTGGGCATTGGCCAAAGCAAGGCTATCCACTTCTTTCAGAAATGGAAATTCTTCCTTATATTTAGCCGGTGTTGGAAAAATCATTTTTTTAGAAGGAGCATTTTTAACTTCTTCATACGCCTTTTTTCGGTCATTAAGCATTAGATTGTAGACCTTACGAACGCAGCCGAAAGTTTTGGCAAAGAAGATTTCTTGTTCCTCTGTTGGATAGATTCTGAATTTGTACGCTTTTAGTCGTTCCACAAAGTTCACCTGCTTTCTATTTATGATTGTTTCCTTGATTTTGGATGTATTTCTTTATCACATCAATTGGTGCTCCACCAGTCGTCAACAGACAAAAACTTTTAGACCAAAACTGTTCTTTCCAAAGAAACTGTTTGACTCTTGGAAAATCGCGTTTTATCAATCTTGAACTAGCGCTTTTATAGGCGTTGATGAATTTTGTCAATTCTGTTTTAGGATGAGCTTTGAACATGACATGAATATGGTCTTTATCATGATTCCACTTAACTAAAGTAATATGATACGATTCTGAAATTCTTTCAAAAGTAGCTTTAGCATAATCAGATATGTCATCATCAATCACTTGTCTGCGATATTTAGTTACTAAAATAAGATGGTAATAAAGAAGGAACACTTCTAATATAGACTGATTTTAACATAGAACGAAATAAACAGACAATGTAATGTATTGTCGGTCTTCGAGTTACCAACAGTAACCCTCATACCGAATGGCATTCATCAACCACCTATAGAGGATGGGCGACTTCTGCCTGAATTACGTTAAAAAAATGAAACACAACGGATGTGAATAGTTAATGCTTAAGTTAATTATTGTAAGTTTTATTGCTATAATCGTTGTTCTTTTTGTCAGATTGTCATATTTAAAATATATCAAGCAAGATTTAGTGCAAGAATTAGATGAACTTGAACACAAACAGAAAATGAAAAAGGGTGAAACTAAAATCTGAAAAAAAGCCATACCATAATTAAATTAGAACGAATCCCTTTTGACTAGCAAGCACTTATTGTGTATATTTTACTTATTTCCATAATTATTTGGCTTATCATAAAATAAATAAACCAACGAGACTGCTGATATATTCGTAAAATACCTTCAAATTAATTAAAATTTCAAATGGCATTCAAACGCAAAAATCGACACTCCAGAGAAAAGCTAGAGTGCCGATAAACGTTGCTATAACAATGTTTTGAATGAAATTCTCGTGCAAAGACGAAATTAATTTGTGAAACCGTACTTTTTGTATCTTTATTTTTTTGTTATCTCTAAACACTTCTAAGTATTAATTTAAAGCCTTTTTACAACTTATTCTAACTCTATCTAATTCTACTTATTTTCGCAAATGGTAGTCAGTATGGAGTCAAAAACTTTTTATCTGTTCACTGCTTAAATAATAATTTTTAGATCATCCAATATTTATAAAATAATATTGGATGGTTTTATTTTTTCTAGAAAATGTATTGACTTATATATCGTAATACGATATAATAAAATCATGAAGGAGGTGAACAGATGGTGATAACAAAAATAATAGCCTTAGCCATTGGAATCCTAACAATCAGACAATTATTTTTGCAGAATAAAAAGACTAGGTTAGAAATACAAAAGCTAAAGCTAGAAATCAACAAGACGAAGGGCAAATAGCCCTTCCCTTGTTACAATTATACCACACCATCTCAATTATGTTCAAATTAATTATTGTTTTAATTACCGTTGCAATTGCTGTATTGTTCGTTAAACTGGCATATCTAAAACGTATCAAAAAAAGTTTAGAAGAGGAGTTGAATAGACTTGAACGCAAACAAAACAAGTGAATCTCAACTAAAAGCAAATAAAAAATATCGTGAAAAAATACAAGCCGATGATGAGGCTCGTAAAGAACGTAATCGAAAAAATCAATTTCGTACTGCTAAAAGCTATATTCGACTACATTCTACTTTAGAAGACTTGGAAGAACTAGAAAAATTAATCTTAGAACGTAAAAAAGCCCTAGCAGATAACTAGGGCTTTTAATCTAAAGTTTTAATATCAATAATCTTCGCCTTTCTTATTTTATCGTACTTATCCTTACGAGTTCTAAATAAAGTTGTAGGAGCATATATATCAGAACCTTGCCTTTTGCGTAATCCCAATATCATTATTGAACTTGTGTCTATCTCGTCATAAAAAATCACATCCAAATCCATCGTATTAGATCCTATATCTTTTGCAACTATACAAAACTTAGAAGTTTGATTTAAAAACATATTCCCTATTGAAAAAAATCCAATCAACCTAAATTTTATCTCAGAAAATTTATTATGTTGTCGTATATTTGATATCGTTAGCAAATTTCTTTTTATCAAATCAATATTTTTTGAAGCACGATTGTTGGTTACTTTGTGTAGTCCTAAAAGATGATGTAATTGATTTTCTTCAAAAACAATTTGTATTTTCTCAAGCGGTTTGAAATTAGTATATACTATAAACGATTTATAGATACAAAAATTTTTTATGTAATAGTCATATATATCAATCAATTCTGGAATTTTATCCACATTCTTACTCCTTGACAAAAAAATAATAGGGTTCCGTGAATATGCGGAACCCTATAAGCGTGGGTTGTAAGATGTCAACAACCAGGACACACATGCAGTTCTTAAGCTCTGCCAAGCAATACAGCACGCTCCTACTGTATTTCTAAAAAGATTAATGATTGACGAACTAACAAAACAAACGTTAGACGGAATACAGAACAGACATTGAGAAATGACTTTTTATATTCATCTATATCTTAATGTGTTTAACAATAATAGTCAACAACTTTAAACCTTTTTTACAAATTAACAATAAAAATTGATACCCTCATCAGTCAAAACTACCCCAATAGCTTGTGCGCTTATTACCCACGCACTCGCCACTCGCAAGGTATCCATAAGTACCATCCGTCCGTGGTTGGCGTAACCAAACATAACCATCTTTGTAGCAATAAGCATCATACTTAATATATGAGCCACTACCTAGCAAGGCGATTTCAGGTGCTTTTACGCTTGGTGCTGTACGTAGATAGATAGGCGTATTCGTAACAAAGTGCCATTTTTCCGAAATCCAGTTGATACCTGTTTGAGTAGTTGGTTTTGATTGCTGTTGATTATTTGGTTTAGGCTGAGAAGTTGACGCTTGCTGATCTAAACGGTAAACATACCAACCCATGCTATAAGGACAGGCAGTCTCTTCATTTTCAACAAACACACCATTTATGCTATCACTTTTCCATGTGCAATGGATGATTTGAGTATTGTTAATAAAAATCACTACATGTCCAGCGGCTCCACCTGACTTGCCTTTTTCTCCAAAAATAGCAATATCTCCACGTTTAGCGTTCCATTCTTTATTGTGTGCAATTAATCTAAAGCCATTTTTTAACAGCCAATCATGCATGCTATCCGTATTTAGCACCCATCCGGCATTGGTGGCACCAGCTTTTCGTAAACCTGCATAAATCGTACCACTGCAATCTCCAGTACCATCTGCACCTGTCCGCGAATAATCCATGCTATAACGGATATTTCTTGCCCTCAAGTCATACATATAATCAATAGCTTTGTTAATGTCTATCATTTTTCTTCATCTTCCTTTCGAAGTAATTTTGTAATTGGTCCTAACAGATTTGTATCAATTCCTGCATGTTTGAGATTTTCATTGATAGAGACTAATTCGTTGTAGGTTTCTAGCAAATAAATACCAATAATAACCGTTGTGCTCACTACATTAGGCAAGACAATGGTTAGCGGCACAATGACGATTAACACCAGTAAAATCTGAACTTTTTTCAAAATACCATCACCAATTTTTTTACTATTAATATTTCGATTGATTTTCGCTTGAATTAATCCAGTGATCACATCCACCCCCATTAAAATCAAAATAAAAATCAACCATACTAAAATCTGACCATAATCATCTGCCATTAACTGCTTAATCCAATACATCATTTGCATATTTACCACCTTTACTTTCTTTTTAAAACAAAAGAGCAGTCCTTTATTTAGACTGCTCTTTAGATTCATCAACCGACTCATATTTAGCTAATTTTTGCTTTAATTCTTCATTTTCCGTTGCTAATTGGTCCATTGACTGTTCTAGATATGCCTTTTCCAACTCTAAATTGGCAATTCGGATACTTAATCTTTGTTCTACATTCATTATTACATTCCCTCGCTTAATTGACGCATAAATTCTTCTTGTGCTTTTTGTTGCCACTCTAAAAAGGTAAGTTCATTTAAGTTATAATCCTTATTATTATCTAAAGGAATAACTGCATTCAAAGAAATCAAACCAATTCTTGCATTTAAATACATATCAACTGTTTTAACTTTATTTTCTTCCAAATTTGCTGAAAAGTTGGTAAATTCTATATTCATACTAACATCTCCTTGAATTTCGTATTCATTAAAATATTTTCTAAAAGATTGACTTTGCTACTCAACTTTTGGACTGCACCGATTAAAACAGGTATCAATCCGCTGTCTTTGATTTGATAATAATCTCCTACCTTAAATACTGCATCAGGCAGGATTTTCTCAACTTCTTGCGCGATTAAACCAAACTCCTCGTGTTTACCATCTGATTTCCAATCAAACTGCCTTACAGCTAGCTGATTGATTTTATCTAACGAATCTAATATAGAAGGTTTGATATTATTTTTTAAACGTTGATCGGACAACCACATTGATATGCCCCATGCTTTTCCTGCTCTACTTCTGACTTCGGTGTATGAACCAGAAGCATTTGGATTAGCTATAGTCATCTGTTTTATAGCCGAATCATTATTCATTGTGGTTTGTGGAATATAATTAGCATTGACTACTAGCTGCTCTTGATTCTTCGTATAAATTTCCAATCTGCCTTGTGTACTTTCGATGACCGACTTTCCATCTTCGTTGGCTATTATCCTTAAGTAGTAATGTGTACTACTTGTTCGGTGTATCGTGTTAGCAACCAAATCAAGATACGCTTTCTTTCCGACAAGATGTATTCCAGAATTTAAATTCGTACCTACGTTTGTAGATTCTGGCTCTATCTTAAAACCTTCTGCATGAAATTCGATTTTTCGCTTGGCAAATACACCATCACTATTTTTCATCTCGTTCAAAAATCCACCATACGTTAATTTGGTCGCCCCAGCATATCCGTTAGAATCAAATATTGTCATATTAACAGATCGCGCTCCATAATACCCGATAGAATTGTTTTGCGTCGAAATGAACCAACCATCCATTAATTGAGTTGTACCATTAGATCCAGTAGACTTGACAATTGTTCCGTCAATTGTTCCGCCTTTAATAACATTACCGCTTATCTCGGTTGATTTAATCTTATTGGTCACAATGCTATTGGCTACTAAATTATTGATAAATGCATTATCAATGTACGTATTACCATCTAATTTAATAATGCCGCCTTTAATGTAGGTTCCATTCGGATTTAAGTTAAGTTCACTTAAAATCTTTCCGTAACTCGTAACAGTTTTAATTGCATAGCTATTTTGCAAATTGGTAATACTTACTTTAGCTTTACCTAAATCACTATTGATAAAGTCAGGATTGTATTCCCATTTATAGCTACTTGGATTTGTGCTATTTGTAGACGAATAGTCAGTGTATGTGCCTTTGTATATCGGAATACGATTGCTTGGATAGGTCAGAGTGAAATTAGCACCGCTTGTGCTATCGGCCCACGCTGTATGGATTACTGGAGTTCGTCCATCTATACCCTTTGGACCTGTAGATCCTTGAGGACCAGTTGCCCCACGTGGCCCAGCATCTCCTTTTGCACCTTGAGGTCCTTGTGGTCCAGTTGCGCCTTTAGGACCAGTCGGACCTGTAGCGCCTCTCGCTCCCTGTGGACCCTGGATACCTTGCGGACCAATAAATTTCGACCATCTATACTCATCAGGATTATTAGACATTGTCGCTGTAGATTTATTATAAGCAATCCCTAAATATTGTTTGCCATTAGGATTGTCAGTCAAACCTGAACCTGATGCATTATCTGCATACTTAATCCATGTGTAAGTAGGTTGTCCATTTTGTCCTGGCGGTCCCTGAATACCTTGAGCGCCTCTTGGCCCAACAGCTCCAGTAGAACCTGTTGCACCTTTATCTCCTTTAGGCCCTTGAATGCCTTGAGCACCCTGAATGAGTGACCAAGCATAATCAGAGTAATTGCTAGATTCATTCGACGAACTCTTCCCATAGGCAATACCAAGATATTTTTTACCGCTAGGATTATCAGACATCCCACTTGTTGGGCTATCAGCGTATTTTAGCCATGTATATAGTGTTTGACCGTTCGAACCATTTGCGCCACGAGGCCCAGTTGGTCCTTGAATCTTAACCCAACGATAAGATTTATAATTTGTACTATCAGCTTGTGTAAAATCCGTATATGTTCCCATGTACGATTTATTAACACTGCTTGTTGTTGAAAATCCTATTGAACCGTCAACGCTATCAGCATAGGCAATATGAAAATATGGTGTCCGTCCATCCGCTCCAGGTTTACCTGGCAAGCCATTAGCTCCATCTTGGCCGTCAGCGCCTTTTATTAAGCTCCACTGATAGCTACTTGGATTTGCGCTATCTGTTTGGCTGAAGTCAACATACACACCGATATATTTTCGATTACTATCGGATACGCTAAAGTTAATTCTTCCGTCAGAAGTATCAGCATAGGCAATATGCGTATAGCTAGTTCTTCCATCTGCGCCTTTAACTCCAGCAATTCCCTGGTCTCCTTTAGGGCCTTGTAACCCTTGTAATCCTTGTGGACCACGTTCTCCAGGTTCGCCTTTTTCTCCCTTATCTCCTTTCGGACCTGCTGAACCAGTTTCACCCTTTGGTCCTTGTTGCCCATTCTTACCGTCATTTACATTGATTAAGGTAATTTCATTTCTTCCTCGTTCAACACCATTTCGATAGGCGATTAACTTATACACTACTTTTTCGTTTATCGAAGCCGCATTTACATCAAGTGATATTGTGGTAGCCTGTAATTCATCTCCGATATACCAAGCTAGGTCAAAATCACCAGTAATTTCTTTCGGGCCATCAACTACACGGGCGATTAAAATAGTTTTTCCTTGGCCGTTTTTAAAGCTGTAACCATTAGATGTCATGATTTGGACATCATAGACCTTGTTTTCTTCGATAAGTTCCCTAACTCTAGTAAGCAAAGATTCATCTACTTCTGATTTCAAAATTTCAACATTAGTAAATGTACTAGTATTGTTTTCTGGATTATCAAAATAAATATCTTGCTCGCTGATCCTAGCTTCTAAATTTAACACCGGATTATATCCAGTATCTTGTGCAAGTATTGTGTCACCAATACCCAAATACTCATAGCCTTTGATTTTGACTGTAACTTCAACTTTGGATATCTTCTTTAGTTCTGCCAATGCTTGAGCAGCTAAAACATTAGGGTTGTCTGTTTCATAAGTCCAGTTTTTAGCAATATATCCCTCGCCATTAACTTTAGACATAAATTGATTTCTAGCTTGCACAGCACGTATGGATCCGTCACCAATTGGACTATAATAAAGTCGATTCCCATCAGCATCTTTTTCATCAATCAATACGCTTGCTGGTGTCAATCCATCTTTACCAGTTGCATGTATGGCTGTCTTGAGATTGTCGATATTTTCTTCAATCTCAATTGTTTCAATGTTATGTCCATACTCAAGTAAAATATCTGTTCGGTGCTTGCCAATTCCTTGATGCTTATCGTCATGTTCACGATAGACATTTAGTTTGATTTTATCTAAACCCCAATGCTTGTTTAAGATAGTCTCAAATTCGATTTCAGCACCAAATTTATTGGCCAAACTAAACAGCCTGGCTAATACACTATCTTCGCTGCCTTCCCATTCTAATTGCAGTTTTTTATCAGCTACTTCATTAATTCCTAAAACAATTGGATTATCTCCGGCAAACAAAAAGACATCTAAGTATTCCTTAAATGTCATTGCTCTATTCGCTTTGTAAGCACTGCTATCTTCATTTCGTAATTCTAAGGTTAAACTGTCCGCTTGTATCGTAATTAGCTGCTCATTTTTAGAAGATGCTGTAATGTCAAAATGGTAACTTACATTATTCCACACAAAAGATATTTTGTTTCCAACCTTAAAATATTGAGCGTACTCACTATTTTGTACAACCGAACATTTAAAAAAGGCGGCTGTACCTTGCAAAAAGGTATGCAGATTGCTATCCGTATAATCATCTAATAAGCAAAACAAGTGATCCTGATTATCCAAAATCGCAATCATTGGTTTATCAATTTTTGTTTCCAATCAGTACCACCTCTTTCTATATGTTCCGGTAATTGTTGGTGGAGTAGTAGTAAAATTACTATAGCCAAATTCAATATGATTTTGACCAGGTTTCAATACCGGAAAGGTGCTTCCTGTAATCAAATCGTCTAAAGTTTTGATGCCATCACGATAAACGATATTCGCACCGTTTTCCTTCTTGATATCGACTTTAGATCCAGCAATAAATCTGTTTGGTACATCCACCCAGTATTGAGATTTTAAATCCACAACCAAAATATCACGGATGCCCATTCGAGTTACCAACTTAGATACTGGCTGACTTCCATATTGACCGACGTAGAATTGTAATCTTTTCACACGTTTATTTTCCAACGCTGGAACGTTGTGCGTGTAATAACCACCACTCCAAAAGTAAGTAATCTTAGATCCTTCTTTTTTTAGGTCAAACATATTTCGATTGCTCTCTCTACTTTGGCTACCATATGGATTTGGTGGTATCCAATAGCTTGGAGTGTATTGGATTGCCTTAAAAACTGTACTTCCACCATTGCCATCGCCAATCAAAAATCGGATATTGGCTGTATTTCCCACTGCATCATCTTTCTCTATCGCCATACCAGCGATAAAATGATTATCTTCGTCAACATACGCCAAGCACCATTCGCCACATTGGCCCATTCTTCCGGTTTCAAACCACGCACGGGCCCAGGTATAGCAATATTTCATAGGAATATCAAAAACTAGCTCTTTGCATGCTCCGTAAAATGGATACCCTGAGTTACTAAAACTACCTGGTAAAATCCCCAACCAACCACCAAAATCGGATGTAGCTGTCATTGTAGTTACAATTTTTTTGGATTGATTTTCGTAAAACACAGATGCATTCTGCCAATCAGCAAAATTCTTCCCATTTTCTTTTGGCCTAACCGTCTGCATCTTTGTTCTCGTTTCACCATCAGCTTCATCAACATAGCCTAGTTGAGTAATAAAGGTAGATTCTTCACCGTTGATACCAACTGCACTTAAATAACCAGTTTCATCAATGTTTTTGATATTAATCTCTAATGGTGTTTCGCCTGTGCCATCATAATCAATATCCACTGATAAAATTCCCTGATCATTAATCGTAGCAGTAAAAGGTGTCAGGTCAACTGAGTGTGCTAGGCCATCAGGGATTAAAAATGTAAGTTTTCCTGTATTATCTAGTAAATATTCCCAATCAAAATCTAATGACTGTTCACCATCAAGATAAGCATTGTAGTATTGATTAGGCTTATCACTAAAAATTAATTTTCCACCATTATTTTGAACCAAAATATTAACAAGATTATTCCTAGCCTCATGTAGTTGAATTAGATTAAATTTCTTCACGTTAAATTCGATTACTACCTTACTACCTTGATGATGGCTGTTTAAAATTTTTACACCATTTTTTCCAAAATTTTTAGTTTGATTAGTGATACTTGGAACTAATTCTCTATTTACTTTCGTAATTGAAATTGGTAGTGTCACCCCACCAAATGTAGCTGATATCATTATCTTAATCCACCTACTTTCTTTTTCATCAATTCAATTTGGTTAATATCCTTCATCATGAATGGTGCAGTAACTTTACTTACTTCTTTTCCTTCTATGTTAACTGGAACTTCAACAGTATATTTCACATTCTCAGCTATTTCTTTTGCTGCAGTAAGAACATAATCTCTAAATTCTGTTAAATTCAATCTGTCAGCATAATACGAAAGTTTGTTTCCACCTATTTTTGCCACATCTTTAATTGAGTTATACGGATTATAGTCTGCTGGTACGACCATCTCGCCTTTATGTATCAAAGCAATTTGATCATCAGGTACCCAAGGTGTTCCTTGTGAATAGCCATGTCCATGACCAATGACTTGTAGCATACCTGTAGCACCGTAGCGATTTTTGGCGTAATTGATAGCTGCTAAAGCATTGTCAAAACCATTGAAGATATTTCCATGTCCAGGGAATTTGTAGGCATTAAACGTGGCTGAAATAGTCTGAAGCAATCCTTTGGCTAAATCACCAGTTAGATTATTAATATCTCCAATATTTCCTTGCACAGCACGTTCATTGCCACCTGATTCCGTTTGAATTTGTCTCATCCAGGCATTAACGTAATTATCTGTAGTTGGTAATCCATTCATTGATAGCGCACGTTTAATAGTATTTCTCCATCGCTCCACTCCTGTTCCTGATGGTGCTGCAGTAAATTCATCCAAGATTTTCTTAATAAATCCAACTGCTCCAGTAGTTAAATATTTAACACTCCCTACTGCCATACTAAACCATGGCTCTAATCTAGATCCAATTGATACAAATTTATCAACTGCTAATTCTAACAATTTTCCTGGATTCGTTGCATAATCCCAAATTGTCTCACCAAGATTTTTAACTTTATCCCAAGCATTTCCAAAAAATTCACCAATTCCTCCAGCAAAATGTGGTAATGCCCCCATATCCATGAGCTCTTTTGTTTGATTAGCTGGCATAACTTTTGTACCTTTAGGCATAAAAATAGTTTGATTCTTGCCTTTAGGTATAAACGTATAACCATTTGGATATTGAACCAATTCACGATAAGTGTTGCCTGGTTGATCATTAACTACCCCAATCATGTCGTGTGGTACACCATCAGTACCTTTTGCAAATTTCACTTTTTCCAACCTCGTATTTGAACCAACTGTTTTTAAAACCCAGTTAATTCCGGATATTACTCCATTAATTGCTCCACCAATTGTATCTTTAATCGTACTTGCAATAGAGCCGACAATACTCACAATTGTATTCTTAAATGCTCTAAAACCAGAAGCTATAATTGTGAACATTCCAGAGAAAATATTCTTAACACCATCAACTGCTGTTTGAAAATCTCCAGTTAGCACTCCTGTAAAAATTTTAATTAATCCTTTCAAAATCTCAAATGAACCTGAAAAGATACCTTTTATTAAATCCCATGCAATTTTCACAATATTTACTATCAAATCAAAGCCATTTTTAAACATTGCTTGCCATACATTTATAGCAGGTCCTAATAATGTCTTGATTAATCCAAAGAAATTTTGTAAAGCTTTTATGAATTGTTCTCCATATTGTTCCCAAAAAGATTTAATTGCATTCAGTCCATTAATAAAAGCATTTTTTACCTCTTCGATAGCTGGCCCAATATATTGGTTATAAATCTGTGTTGCAAATTTTATGACATCATCTAATAAACCCTTGATAAAGTCTCTAAATGGCTGGATTTTCGTATAAGCTAACACAAATGCAGCTACTACAGCTCCTATTGCACCTACAATTAAAATTGTTGGGCCATTTAATGCCACAAAAGCTGCCTGTAGTCCACTAACTACTCCTCCAGCAGATTGAAAGGCTGTGATTGCTCCACCAATCGCCGAACTAAGCCCACTGAACATCGCGCCAAGTGGTCCGAAAAGTATTTTTAAACCGGCTATGATTGGTAGTAACATCGCAAAACTAGATATTAATCCTGCAACTACAATAATAATTTGTTTAGAACTATTAGATAAGTTACCAAACCAATCTGATAGTTCTTTAATCACTCCAACCAGCTTATCTAAAATTGGCGCTAATGCCTCAGCAATTTCCCCTCCTAAATCAGACATTGCTAATTTCATATTATTCTGAGCAATAGTAAATTTATCTATAGGATCCTGAGTAGCTTCAAAAGTTCTCTGAACAGTTCCTGCAGAATTATCAGCAGCTTTAGCCATTTCATCAAAGTTAAATGCTCCTCTTTTTATTGCATCAACCATTCTTGGAGCTGCTTTGCTTCCAAATACTTCACTGGCTATCGAAAGTTGTTCAGTTTCATCTTTTGAGTTTCTTACTTTATTAATTGTTTCTTGTAACCCTTGATTCAAAGTTTTGCCATCTTTAGCGTAATTAACTGCAGCTTTGGACAAACTTGATAAAGCTGCAGAACTATCTACACCAGATTGTTCGAATTTCCCAATAAGAGTTGCCCCCTGTTCGAACGACAAACCCAATGCTTTCACTTGAGGAGCACCATCAACAACTTTATTTATTAAATCTTGAGTATTCTGACCAGTTGACTGTGCTACCGTAGTTACCGTATCTAGTACATTTCCAAATTTGCTATTTTCTAAACTATAAGCAGCTAGAGCCTGCTTAGCCCCTATTACACTACTTGTAATATCTTGTCCATTTATTTCACTGAACATTATTGCTTGTCTAGATGCTTCCTCTAATTCTTTTCCATGAAAACCTAGCTGAGTATTTACTTCACCAATAGCTTCTCCAACAGAAGGTAAATCTACAGCCATTTCACTACCTAATTTTCGATAACTTGATTCAAATTCTTCTGTAGCCTTTCCTGTAACACCTGTTTTAGTAACAATTGTGTCCATTCCTTCATCAACTACATTAAATGCTTCAAGAGCACTTCTACCCAATTCAATTAAATGATTGCCGAGTTCTGCTACTTTTTCTGAAGCTTCTAAAAACATCCCTGATTTTACATTTTCATTTAATTCTTGCATTCCATCACTAGCATTTTTAGATTCGTTTTTCAAATTACCTAACGAATCCTTAAATGTAACTAATTTAGTCTTCGTATCTGCTATACTTGCTTCTAGTTTTTTGACTTCTGCAGAATTTTCTCCATAGGCACTTTTTGCTTCTCTTAGTTGCGCTTCTAAATTAGCTATAATCCTTTCAGTCAATCGAACTTGTTCTCCGTATTGTCTTTGAGCAAGCTCTGCCTTTTGAGCTTCAGTAGCATTACTACCAAGTTCTGCACGTTGTAATTTAAATTGAGCAATCAGATTCTTTTGTTCAGCTCCCAAATCATTGGCTTCTTCTTGCAACGATTGAAGAGTATCTTTAGCACTACGACTAGCAACAGCTTGATCAGATAATTCCGCATTTACTCTAGTAAGAGACTGCTCTAATTTTGCTTCAGCAGTCTGACTAGCTAATACTTTTCCAGCCATTTTGGTCAATTCATCAGTAGTCGCTGTTCCTGACTTCTTCATCTCTTCATATTCTTCAGTTAGAAGTTGAGTACGTTTTTTTGCCGCTTCCATTTGAGTCATTAACTTTTTCTTTTCAGCAGTCAATTTATCTGTGGCAGTTGCATTTTCTCCCATCGCTGCTACTTGAGCCTTGTACTCTTTTGAAGCAGTATTCATGATTGCATTTAATTGTTTGATTGTAGTAGCTTGTTCCACTAAACCATTCGTCTTAAACTCCAATACGTGTGTACTTACTTTCTCAGACATTCACTCACCTCCTAATTGAAAAATGGTAATTGTTCGATGGTATAGACTTCCTTTTCCTCAACTAATGCATCTGGATTATTAAATTTGCACCACAAAATATAAGATTTTAACAACCCATTTGGTGTTACTCTCATAAAATATGCATAATCATAATTCAAAAGAGTAATACCAACATACAACCAAAAATCCCAGTCAAACTCTTCGTCTTCCTGGGATTCAACGTAGATATTTTTTATTTTTTTTTAGACTTAAATTTCTCTAAATCTTGGACCTGGAAATCTTTATTTTTGAACACTTTATAAGCAGCTCTAAAGACATTCGGTAAATCTTCTACCATTACAGCGCCTCTAACTTCCTGTGGTGTACATTCTGTTCCTCCAGTACGAATCATCGCATAAATGATTGCATACATTACCTTGATTTCTTTATTACCAAGTGTAAATTGACCTTTATTCAAGAGTTTTTCCATGTCTTTAACAAAATACTTGTAAGGTTTATTGTATGCTTCTTGAACATATTGAATAGATTCCATCGTAAAGGATACTGGAATGGTTTTACCTTGAATGTGAATCACATCTTCATTCGCTTTAACATTGACTAAATCACTCAATTTTGGCAACTAAATCACTCTCCTTCTTCAATTAAGATGTCTTTAAAGCTGTAATCATTGCATCGCTAACAATAACTTTTTCCATGAATTTATCTACAGTTACCCCTGTAGCTTCTTCACGAGCAGAATCAAAATCAAAATATGTTCGATTATTAGTATTTAATGGATTGGCTGTGATTGTATAAGATACATCGTCCAACTTCATATCATCATTTGATGTTTGGTAAGTTTCTTCAGCCGGTGCAATCGAACATTTTGGATACCACATCGCTACTTCAGTTCCATCATTGCGTGGCGCACGAACGCCAATAGCAAAATAGTTTGGTTCTACCACATCAGCAGTTCCATACGATACACCATTTTTGATTTTCTTATTAAACATTTTGTCACGTACTTTGGAATGAAGATAAGCTAACTTAAAGGCTAATTCCCATGTAGTTACTTTATAAGCATTAATAATTTGTTGACCAGAAGCATATTTAACTAATGACTTCACATCAGGTTTTAACCCTAATTCAGTAATATTCGCTTGTTTAAAAATTGTTTCGTCATACACTGGATCAGTCGTTCCATTCTCCGGTGTATTCATAAAAACAACGTATAACTCTTTAATTGTTAAAAAATATTGTTTATCTAAATTCTCAACTGTTGCTACCATCTAGATTCCTCCTTAGATTTTCTTATTAATTTTTCCTAACATAATTTGGCCAATTCTTTCCGATTCAGCATCTATCGTGTTTCTCACAAAGAATTGACCTTTAACTTTTTTATTTCCTTTTCTTGCCACTCTCGTTTTAACACCATTCTTCCTACGTTGTTCCAAACGATGCTTTGGTCCTGCAGTTAAGTGTCCATGTTCAGCCATATACCAATAAAAGGCATCAGCGTAAAATTGAGGTGACCCCCAAAA